CAAATATTATTGATTATATAGATTATATTTAGAAAATGCAAGAGGTATGATAAAATTAATCAAATTGAAATAAGCTGTCAAATGTACTACGTGTATCAGTATGATCGGCAATTTTCCAATCCAAAACTCCCAGTAGGTTTTCCACTTTTTGATCCACAATAGTATCTTCCATAAGAGTATCGTCGAATGGTAATTGTTTAAACCAGTCTGGAATGTGTGTTTCGTCTGTGGGGTATCCAACCGAAGTTAAACCTAATGGATTTGATTTTAATTTGCATACAATTGTTTTCATACCATCTACTATATTCATGCTGTAATTATCAGAATTCATTCGTTTAAGATTGTTCCAATTAATAGCAGCACGTACATGCCCTGGCATGTTAGCTCGTCCTTTTTTTGCTTCTAAGTCCGAGTAGTGTGTGAGGTTGTTAACACGTTTTGGTGTTCCTTTTTCCCAGGGCGGTCTTGTTTGAAATTGTAATTTGAACTCTCTTATTTTTTCGTAGATAATATCACGATCTGACCCTGTTAACACATGTTGTAGTAAATCGCTGAGAAATTCCTGTACTACTTTGGGTGTGTCTGATCTTTTCAAATCTAAACCCATGGCCTTGACCTTGCCTGGTTTGCCATCTCGATCCAAGCGAGAATTTTCTAAATCATATATCAATACTGCGTAGCGTTTCTTTTTAATAAACAAACCTTTGCTGGCAACTAGTTCTCTTCCACCCTGTATGATGCCACCCATATCTCTTGGACAGTTAAAAGCACGATCCATAAATCCAGGAAAACTTTCATTAACAGAGTCAGCAATGGTGTCATAAAGTTGTACACATACATCACGATTCCAAGACATGCTGCCATTGTTAATTTCTTTTTCCAATATTGGATATGCAGAAAAGTAAACAGAATCAGTATCACCATAGATAATAGCACGACCCACATGATCATATTCGCCTGTGATGCATTCATTGACATGTGCATCCATATGTCTAGCAATCACACGCCCGGTTAGGGTTGTACTTTGGCCAATACGCTTGTCAAAAAAGCGACATCCAGGATTAAGAATAGCACCATACAGTGAGTTAAGGTTAATTTTCTTAACCAACTGTCGCTTGTCCCAAAAGGCTTTGTCTTCAGGAGTTTGTGCGTCTTTCTTTTTAGCCTGTAGATCTTTGCGTTCACTGTACCAACGCTCAAGCAAGCCCGGTACAATGCCTTTTGTATCATATTTAAAGATAGTTCCATTTGCACTCAATATCCAAGGGTTATTACCTTCAAAAATAAGATGATAAATGTCTCTAGCTGACATTAAAGTTTCATCACCAGATTCCCAATCTACCATAATTTCTCGACCCGGTTCCTGATCCATGACTGCTGTATATTCTATGCTACCAAATAAATTTTCCCAAGCATCAGCGAAACTGGAACCAGCATTCATTTTTTCTTTTATGTATTTTTCTGTATAGGTTGGTCTGAGTTGTGCAACAATGGTTTCCGGTGCCATGTTAAGAGCACGGATCGCTGATGGGTATAGACTGTTGATGTCGATTGCTCCGATGTATTCGTGTATCCCTCTTTTGGGATAAGCAACATAGGCACCTGCCGCTTGCGTGTCACCGTCATGATTTTTCCTATTTTGAACTACTAGCCCTTTACTATGGGCTTCGTTAATAATGGCTTGCTCGGTTACTGCTACTGCACTTAATACCTTAGGTAATGTCACTGTGTTGTCGTGTGCGATTTCGTTGGCTAAATCTAAAAATCGTAGTTTACGATCTAGTTTTGCCAACAACACAGTATCTTGTCTGTTATAATCTACAAAGGTCGCGAAATCTCTATTGTAAAGTTGGTCTAATGTTCCTTCATATTGAATTTTACGTTCTTCTAACTCATGCTCTCCAATGGCATCTAAGCTGTAACTATGGCGTTCTTCATATGTGTACTTGCGATACAATTGCATATAGTCCATGTGTATTCGACCTGACAGGTCAAATGTAATATGCTCTGCACCAAACCGCTCAAATGTGCGTTGTTTAGGAAATTGATCCCATAAACAAAACCTACGAGTGTCGTCTTTGCTTAATACGCGAGTGGTACGCATTACCATATATGGAATATCAAATCCTTCAGAATTCCATCCGCTGAGTATATCAGCGTCTTGAATCAAGTCTAAAAATGTTTCTAATAATAGCCCTTCATTTTCAAACAAATAACAATCACTAAATTTTGCTGTTATTTCTTCAGCTGATTCTTTACTTAGACTGCGAGGAGGTATAACTAAAGTAACCAATTTATCTAACCAATCCATGTATAAACTTATAGCAGTAATTGGATTGAAAGGGTCTTCTGGTTTACTAAAACCTCTTACAGGATCAAAATCTACCTCAATATCAAAAAATACTGTATGTAGTTTAGGAGATGATTTACCTGCATAGTTTTCTTCAAGGCATCTGTTAACAGGTTTGATATCACTTTCCCAAGTGCTTTTATTACCATGAATTCTTACTTCACGTTGGAACTCACGTTGATTTCGTGTACTAAAACGACTTACTGGTGTGCCGTAAATGGTACGAAATTTGCCTTTTGGATCATCATAGTAGAAAATATAGTTGGCTGGATATTCCTTGTAACTGCGTTCACCATCTACACGCTCTACCACATAAACCTTATTGTCATCTTTACTGTATAGAGCATCAACATAACTCATAGAGTACGACCCACTGTCTCCAAAATAGTGTTAAGGTCTTCATTGTCGCGATTATTTTCACCTAACTTGCTCTTAGCAGCAATACGAATTGCTTTTTTAAGAATAGCTGGTTTAATTTCCATTTCTTCTGCCACTGCTTTAATTGTATCCGAAAGACCAGCGTTAAGATCTTCAATTTCAGTCATGACCTGAATACCTTCATTAATGATTTGTGTGAGTTTGGCTTTTTGCTCAGCACTAAACATACGACTGCTCATAGAGACTCCTTAGTGTAAAAAATTTATTATATACTGATTTTAGAAGAATAGCAACTACAAAGGTATTATTTTGTGTACATCACCGTTTTGGTATCGCCTAATGCCCATTTTGGATTTGTTTCTACGCTATACTTCACTGTACATACTGCGAAGTCTGGAAATAGCAATTCAGTCGGATTACTTGCTGCATCTAAAAATATACATCTATTATTTGGTTGAGCAGCGTATTGACCATTATGTAATTGTAAAATGTTGAAACTTTTATGATCTTCTGGCCATTCTGCATAGGTTGTATCTAAGATGTTACTGTCTGGGCATGCATTATCAATTGTAAACATATATTCGCCTGAATAAAACTTTTTATCCTTGGCTAAAAATTTAGCAGTTAGATTAGATAAAAAACTTTTACGTATAACTGTTAAATCATGGCTGAAGCAGTCCCATATCTGCAAATGATCCAATGGTAAGAAATTAGTTGGTTCTAAGTCATTATTTCTACTTACAAAAGCATGTAAGGGTAATTTATCGTACAAAGCACCATAACGTGGCAGATAACTTTCAATACGCAGGGCTTGTCCACGAATGCTCTTGGCAGTGATCCATATACACGGTTCGTATTCGCCATGTCCTTTTGCAAAATCATATAAAAATTCTCGCCTAACATAACAGTGTACAGGCGGTATATTTGCTACCAAAAAGTCATTAATTGTTACTTTTGATTATATGTTTATCTATACAGTCATTGCAACTACATTCCTTACAATCACAGCCGTCGGTGCGACATTCTATATTACAGTGATGAAAACATCCACAACCACAACGATGAGTTAAACGATAGTAGGCTTCATTATCATCGATATAGTTTTCCATTTTAAACCTACGGAATTTTAACTATGTTGCTTATTGGAGTACGTAATAATTTATCCTGCTCTGTTCTAAAATACACAGCGTATTCACCAAATGGTCTGTGAATCTCTACACTTTCTACCACACCGCGGCGACTCATGTCTTGTGTTCTTACAAAGTCACCTACTTGTATACTTTCAGGAACACAATTTGGTACGGTACGACCATTCTTTTTCTTGGTTCCTACAGGATGATATCCTTTCCAACAAGGATTGGTATTGCGTAAACTCTTTTTTTCTTTTTCAACACTTTTTTCACCTACCATGCGTTTTTTGACTGGTAGGTTATCTTTGCCTTTAAAGTATCCTGTAAACTTAGGACCAGTTTCTTTGGTAGACTCATTCTTAGGTTTTTTACCAGCCTTTTTCATACTGATAGCAATAGCCGCTTGCTGGGCAGGATTGGCTGCTTCTGAAATTATATCTTTGATCCTCATATAATTATTTATGCTGTTAAGAAAATTACAACTGCCATTAAGGAAAATAGGCCTAGACTTATTTGCCACCCAAAAATATAACCCAATGCCAGGAAAAACAATAACCACGTCAAATGGTAGATATGTAGGAACCAGCTCATATTAAACTAAGAGCTTGATCTTGTTGGTCTTTTATAGCTTTACTTAGTTGGTCTAAGTAGCCTAGATTACGTAATATCTTAAATGCGAGATTTTCAACACTATATTCACCATCTGTATCTAATCCAGCTCGTCGCATACGTCTTATTTTATCTAGTAGTCTACGTATATCACCTTCATCATCAGCTCCAGATATTGTTGAACTAATGCGTTTGATTAGGTCTTCTACTTTGGCATTTACCGCAGCATTGTCAATGTCCGGTGGTTCATAGTTAGGCTGTGTAAGCCATGTGTCATCTAATAAACTATAAACACCACCTGACACTGGTGGATGATCAACATCTTCTACATATAACTCAACTTCATGTCCACGCACAATAACGTCGTGATCATCATTCCATATCTTTTTCTTAGCTTGATAAAATGCTTCGGCTAGATCATCACACTCTAAATCGCTATAACGTGTGACCACATGCACGTCAAAGTCACTGAATTTGGTGTAGTTAAAGTTAGCCATACTGCCAGTCAACACAATATCAATTATGGTAAAATTGGGTATTTCTAAGTAATCTACAAACATCTTTGCTGCACGTAGCAATTTATAACGTACTTCTTTACGCAGATTAGGACCTGACCATGCTTCGGCAGCAAGTTCTTGGTTATAAGCTACATTATGTTTAATATAATTAGGCATATAGTTATTTACGGCCTGACTTCATATTAGCACACCAATGTGCCATTCTTTGTCGCTCACCTGATGAGTTTTTTGCTACACTGCGTAGTTTACTGACAGGTTGTTTACAGTCAACCCCAACACGCTTGGCTAGTCCTTTACGCCCAGGCTTCTTGCCATCTGCAAAGTTCTCAACAGTAATAGTGGGGTCTGGGTTATCCCAGGTAGGATTCTTTACCACAGTCTTGAGTAAATAAGTCATCTTACCATTGCGATCCATTTGTCTACGCATACCGAGTTTGACCTTTAAGCTGGGACTATTAACCCAAATCTTTTGTCCTGGTTCAAATTGTGATAATTTTTGTGTTAGACTTTTTAAGCGTGACATTAATTGTGCTACTACACGACTGTTAAGTTGTCTAGTGCCCATTCGCTCAATGAAATGCGGATCTAAAATTAATGTAAGCTCGGGAAGTTGATATACAGGGTTACGATCTTCATCTAGTCCGAAGTTTGTGGGTGGCTGGTACCGACCACCATGTTGTTGGATATGGTCTGCTAAATCTGCTAAATCTCCGAAGCCACGATCTTCTAGTTCTTGATCAACATCAACTAATTCTTTACCGCCCCACTTATATAGGGCTAACTCCATATGGCCTACGTCTTGATTCTTTTTTAATCCGTTAATAACATAACCCACAATGGCGTCCCAATTGGCATCTTGCCGATCTTGGTCTAGGTCACTCATTACACCTTCCGAGACACCTTGCTTTACAGAAAAAGAAGACATATCTTTTATAGGAATAATTTTAGCGTTTATTTTTGGAATTTTATTTAGAATCGCTTTATGTGCTCTATGCGTACCGTCTGCTATCCACAATTTGCCATTTTTTCTTTGTACAACTATTATGGGATATTGTAAGTCTGCCTTTTCTGCTCTAGCCATTGATTGGGTAGGATCCTCATTACGCCCTTTTATTTGCTGTGTAAATTGCTGGGGATCAATTGGGGTCACAGGATATTTGTTTGCTAAAGCAACTAAATCTTTTATTTTGAACTTGAATGATTCACCATCTAAACCAATGCCTGCCTCTTGATCAAAGCCGGTGCCTTCCGCCACACCTTCTTTGATGTTTTTCCACTTGTCGGCTAGGAAATTAACAAAGTCATCGACTGTGGTCAACCTGTTCTGTTGCATGAACTTGATGATTCTTATAGCATTATTGCGATCGGCGTCCGGTCCTGGTTTGCGAGCATTGCTTAGGTCTACAGATAGACTCTTGGTCATCTCTTGTTTATCGTAGGTGTATTGTAAGGCATAACGCTTGCTATCGGCAGCCTTACTTAATTGTGCCTTAGTCTTGGCCTGCATGAGTTCCATCCATGGCTTTAAGTATCCACCCCTACGTCTTTCTACATAACCACGAGCAGGATCCTGCCCACGGAGTTGACTGACATCGGCCAGTTTACGTGTATCACGCTGACGCCAGGCCGCTTGGTCATTAAACAAGTTTACAGGAATACCTGCTTTTTTGGCTAAAATAATTACCTGTCTTGTACGAGCACGAGCAGCTTCGTCGGCGTCGGGTGCTATATAAAGATCTATTACTCTGATGGCAGCGGGTATAGCATTCTCCCTGCTAAAGATACGATCCTCTGCTTCATGTGCTTTGTGATGATCCTTCATGGGGTCACGATTATTCCAGTAATCTACTGCTTTACCAGGATAGCGTTGATTATAAAAGTCCCCGTCTAGTTCAAATAACACAGCATCTTGTCCAAGATATCCATGATACCCGCCATGGCGTGTTCTAGTAGTGCTTAGGAAGTAAGGATAGCCCTTGGGAGCAAACTGTGCCTCCCAACTAGTTCCTAGTGTATGACTAAGTTCGAATTGGCCCGATTGTAGGATTTTTAGGGCAGTGGTGACTCGAGTATAGTGAAATACTCGGCTGCTGATACGCTCTATAAGGAATTCGGTCGCTCTCATCGCATGTATTTAAGGTAATATTTAAAATTCTCGTGTCTGTCTTCGATACCAGCTAAGGCAGGGTTAATACGCTTAGTCACTGCCACAGTATTAGCAAAATCCATTACACCAGGGCGTACTCGCTCAAACCAATACCATATAGCGATTTCTGCTGCTATGTCTGGTCTTGCTGCTAGTTCAGGATTCTTTAATAAGTTAATGCCCAGTGCTTGACTAGCAGCACGATAGTTATCGCGTCCGGTCAATTGTATGAACCCGCGACCCTTAAAACGCTCGCCGTCGCCGGCTTTGACATTACCTAGTTTTTGGGCAGTGCGTGGTGCGTGTTTGGGATCATACCTCTTAAAGTAATCTTTGCCCTGCGGAACTTCTTTCATTTTCCTAAAGTCCCAACTCTCATGTTCCATTTGTGCTAGAAACTGTGCTAGTTCGATGCCTTTGATACCAGACTTTTGTGCTCGTTGTGCAAGTTGATTGGCTTTGGGGTTTTCTAATTTAATAGTTTTATTTTTTACCGCAGGTTTTTCTATAGGCGGTAATTGTTTTGCCGCAGGCTTTTCTGGTTCTGCTTGTTTGACAGCGGGAGCAGCCTTGGCTTGTGGTATCGGAGCAGGTGTAGTTTGTGGACGCTGGGCTGGTGCCACTTGTGCAGGAGGTATATCATAAGCAGGTCTTGGTTTTTCATAGCCGGCTTTGTGAGCATATCCTGTGGCCATAGCAGCAGCACCTAAGCCGGTAGCGAACCATTTGGGCCAGTCTTCATCTAGCTCTTGTTCAACCACAAGTTCATGCAGTCTCATTTTTTATCACCACTGGGTTATGTCCTACTACCTTGGCGAACCATACTACAACTGGTAGGTTAGGTGTAGTTCTAACATAGGGATTTGGTTCTATTTCAATGTCGAGCCCACGAGGCAATAATATCTCTTTTTCATCTGAATCATGCACGCTGACTGTATTCATGCTTAGTGCTGAGTATCCTGCTGGCACTGTAATATGTAGGATTTGATATCCATTATATACTTCCTTGACGCCTTTACTTACTACACCCATTGGATAAAGTTTTAGATTTCCTTTAGGTATATTTCGAGGTTTGTGATTATTATAGATTGTATAGTCAATTTTGGCAAAACTTATAGAGGCTATCATAAAATCTGTAGTTGTGCTAGTATATGCTGGTAAATGAACACGCACTGGCTTTGTGACATCAGCGTGATATTTTTCCCATATTCTGCCTGGACTTTCTGGTATACCTGAATATACTTTGATATTCTTTTTTAATTGATACTGTTTTAAGACGTTATCAAGTCTTCGAATATGACCGTATTGATCCTCGTCGTGGCCTTGGTTTCTATAATGATGATGTAGGGTCGTGTTGATTATAGCAGACCCAATGTCGGAATAGTGTGTTAACGATTTTTGATTTTGGCTAACGGGACCTTGGTATTGTTGTTTACGATGGATAGTGTCCGGTGACACTGCTATTTCTGGTTCAGCGGGTTGTTTTTCAGATATAGTACTTTCTGTTTTGGGCGGTTTAGTGAGGCTGTGGGTTTCAATACTGGGATAATGTTGTCCACGCTGTGGGTGCTGTGGTGTGGCACGACGCATGATGTCTTGGCTATGAGCATCTGATAACACAGCCTGTAAGCCGGGATGCAGTGGACTAGGCCACGCACCATATTCAACCCAGTCATAACCTTGTGTTTCCCAATCTAGTCGTGGCTGAAATTCACGCTCAACTATGGCTAGAAAATTATAGTAAGTAAAGCCCGATTTATGCTTGAATACATATAACGGTACCATTTTCATTGCACCTGAGTACCCGGCTTCTTCTGCAACTTCTCTTTGAGCAGCACGAGCAGGATCTTCACCTTCATCAATAGCACCACCCCAAGTACCCCAAGTGCCAGGCTGTTCTACCTTGGAACTACGATGTGCTATACAGAATCTACCAGTATCTCGTGCTAGTATAATACAGCCGGCACCGCGACGCCCCCAAAATCCGGTTCGTCGTAGTGCTTGTTGATGCTCTCGGTCATCATCGAATAAATCGTCTACTCTCATGCTCGGTCCGGAACAACGGTTAGTCCAAGTTGAGCATATCTACTATTTCTTTCTAACCACTGTCGGGCATGTGCATTGGCTTCGGCTTGAGTGTTTACACCACCGAATGTGTGTATGACTTGATTTTGGTCTGTGACAATATTCCAACGACCAGTAAATTGGCCATGATCGGCTCGGCTTTCCGGGGCAGATCTAGGTCTTATAGCAATAAGGTAATAAGGCGGTGACTCTGAATGTCGTATTAAACTTGCTGCTAGTCCTTGTGAAGAAAGCCAGCGAGTAAATGCGTCTTCTGCTTCTTGCCTTGTATTACGAGTAAAATAATTGATCACAGCATTATCACTAGATCTTATCACAGCAAAATTAGCATCGGGATCACTTTCTGGTGCGGTCATTGATCCGTCTAGTCTACGCTCGGGCTGTGGTTGAGTATCTTGCGAATTTCGTGGATTTATGGAAATCAGATAAAACTCAACCTCCCACGCTCCGGTATGTTGACGCCATCTAGCATATTCTTGTTCTGCTTCTTGTTGGGTGTTAGCAGTAAAATACCTGATTGGAGCATTATCAGCTACTCTAATGATTGCATAGTTGGCATCCGGCATTGACTCTGGTGCGGTCATTGATCCATCGGTACGTCGAGATCGACCAGATCCAGGTTCAGGACTACTAGGTGTCTGATCACCTGTGTAGGGTTTAATCACTTGTATTGTGGCTGCTGCGGCATCAAAGCGACGCCCCCATTCTGGATAGCCTTGATAACCAATGGCCTTGGCCCAGGCATCATTGCGATTAGCGGCTACAACTTGTAGACTAGCACTGGAACCAGGAACAGTGACATTCCAGTAATATAGTTTGCCTTCAACGGGCTTTTTGTTTACTTCGCGTTCAAGTTTGGCTTGCTTGAGGAAACTCTTTAATGCTGCTTTTGGCAGTGCTCCTGCCGCATACTTGGCAAAGTATTTTATAGTATCGCTGGCATTTTCTGGTGCTATGACTTTGTATAATTTCTTTGAGTATTCTTCTTTGTATTTTTCAGGGTCAACTGCTGCGTCTAAGGCCACCACAAAACGATTCATCGTAGAGACAATCTTGTCTAGGTCTGCGTTAAGCCAATCTCCACCCGGGCTGCGAAATTCTATGTATTTTTCTTTGTTGTTTATGCTGATATATTTGGCAGTTGACCCACTGTGTATCATTTTACCGGCCAATTTGTTTAAGCCAGCCTTCATCATATCTAGTAGGCCTGGAACTTGATTGCGATTGCTTTTGGCACGCGATAGGATCTCATCCATGGCACTATTACAATAGGTATTGGCTGATCTTCCAAATTGTTCCAGCACATACTTGTCACCCAACAGCAGTGCCAATTTGACATAGTCTAGATTATCCATGTTCATATTAGGTACACTGACATTAATGTGTAGCCCGGTGGTACGATTAGTATAGCAGTTATTATCTCTAGCGTATTCTTTTACAGCTTCGAGATGCTGGGTCATTTGTTCTAGTGTAAGCGGAGGACTTACAAACTCTAGGCCTGTGTCGCCAGGGTTATCACCATCCAGGCTACTGTCTGGTTCAACCACATAAGTATCAGGTTTACGCTTGGCACCATGATAACTTTGGCTGTAGTCGACCTTCATATTCACATAGGCTGAGAAATCATTGGCCACTTTACCAACATCAGCATCGTCATCACCGGATAGCTCCCAATATGGCCAAGTCACGAGATGACTGAAACTGTTTTCAATGTCAGTCATGTAGCTGTAGCTAGCACGCAGAAAACGAGTAAAGCCGGCTTCATGGTCGGGTTCCGACTCTTCCATGGCATCATCACGAGCTAGATCGTAGATCTCGTCCTTATCATTTATACATTCATCTCTACGATCTGCTAGTAGGGTGCTATATATTTCTTGGATAGCATTTTTACGATCACGCTCATCGACAAACTTACGATCGCCTAATTGTTCTGCGGCCTCCTGCCATAGTTCTTCGCCCAGTTCTTTTTCAACTGCTTGTTCTACATAGTATTCTTCATTTTCTTCCCACCAGGATTGTTCTGCTTCCTGCCAGTAATCACTTTCACCGTATTCTTGAAAGAGCTCATCGTGTAGCCTGCCTATTGATGCTCTCGAGTTGTGGTCGCTGTCAAGGAAAAAACTCTCTATTGATTGCCAACCGCGTACACGCTCGTCAGGGCCATAATCGGGTTCACTTTCGGCGTTATCGTCAGTTTCAACATTGGGCACAATCATTTCAAATTCCATGCCCACACGAGCATCAATCTTACTGGCCAACTGTTTAAGGTTGCCAGGACTCATGTTTATTTCAAATAATTCTGCTTCCGCTATAAAATTTTTAGCTCTCATCGTCCTATCCAGTGTGCAAACATACTAATTTCATAACTAACATCGTCATATCCATACGGTTCGATTATGGTATCTTTAATATGGGTTTCCATACGTTCAAATCCTCGACGCACAGGAAATGCAAAAAAGTCTGTGCCGCTAGTAGTACCAATATGAAATCCACCTATTTCCATTAAGTCCTGTGCCAATAAATTACCAATCTCTCGAGGAGTTTTAGTATTTAACGATCTTAAATTTATTGCAATGTAACCCATTACTTCTACACCAGGAATTCTGCTTAGATTTACCCAGTTAGCAGCACCGCCAGCAGTTTGTACATCGTCAGCTATAAGTAATAGTTTCAAGCTACGCATAGCAACTTGATACAGTGTTTGTGCTATTTTTTGACCTCTATAAGCAGGATCAACTGCTATCCCTGCTACAGATTTGGCATTTTTGCTAGGAAAGTTTACAGATTCTAAACTCATTTTGGCTGCGACTTTTCGTCCTGCAGGATCTACAACATAGACATCATTTAGATTGTTTTGAAAACTTAGCAAGAGATTTGCACTGCCAGGAAAAGGAATGCGATCGTCTAAGTATTTTTTATAATTTAATTTAGCTAACCAGTCGCCTTTATATAACTCTTGCGGTAATAGAATAATTTCATTGACTTGTTCAAATTCATGTTGACGCACTTTAGCCCCTTGACTGTTTGGGACCTTGGCGTTCCTTCCAACGCTTGTCTGTTGAGCACCAATACCTACCATGTCCTTCGACTACATTTCCTTGGTCAAGTTTTTTAAGGTAATGACCAGCAGTTTCTCTACTGTCAAAAGCAGGACCAACCTGTTGTCCATCCATTCTATGTATGGTATAACGCATGGTTGGCATACCCGATGAATTGCTGATCACATGACGATTTAATTTATATCCTTGTGTATTCAAGTCTGCATCGGCATCATATTCTATATCTTTTATTAATTTTTCTGCTGAACTATCACCTTCATGCACTGATCCAACTATTTCATCATAGTTTTTCATATCTAGTGTTTGCCCATTCTGACTAAGACTTATGAGTTTGTCAACAACATTGTGTAAATCCATGTCTGTTTGTGCATCTTCTTTACTATACTCCATTATTCTTAGTAATAAAGGAATATCTAACTCCACAGTATCTTCGGGATTGGATTCTTCGTGTATGTCTGCTGTAAGTGTAGTATCTAATTGTTGTATGCGGCCTGGCTTAAATCCTTCTACTCTGTTAATGGCATCTAAAAACGCATTTTGTTGACTAGAATTTAATGATTTAAGTGGTGTTTCTGGATTAACACCTGTAGCCTTTACCACAGATTGTATATAAGCATTTGTAGCATTTTCGCTAGGAGGTGCATATTTGTTAATTGCATCTGCTATACTTAAATTTATATAACGTGGACCAAATACTAAATCACGTTTGGCTTTTAGTCCATCCTCTAGAGTAGCAAATACAGCAAACCTTCCATCTGTGCCAATGGCACCTTTGCTTTTGGCATATGGACCAAACTCTAAATTACCAGGATTGTTATTACGCCAATTACGAACACCAATCCGTCTTTGTGTTTGTCCATCTGCTGTGGTTACATCTGTGTAACCGGACCCCCCACGTACCACTGAGGTAATGGGCTGTTCACTCCCAGATACTGGAGTTTGAACAGTTGGACTGGTAGCCGCAGGTGCTGGTGAGGCAGCAGGAACAGATGCAGCCGCACGGGATCTTGTATCTGGTTTAATATTTGGGTTAGGTCCAACTCGTACAGTATTTTGAGGTGGTGTGCCTTTAAATTGCCCTTGTGCTATAGCAGATAAAGTATCACCTGGTGCTACAGTATAGGTTGTACCATTTGGTAGACTGATCTTTTGACCAACAAGAATTAGATTAGGATTAGCTATACGATTTCTAGCTGCTAATCTTGCTACTTCATCCGGTAGTGCTTCTGTAAAAAGATCATTTACCCGCATTTACAAGGTACTAAAGTCTTTGTTAAAGTTTGGATCTTTCATTGTTTTTTCGATACCTTTAGCCAAGTTATCTAGATCTTGCTGAGTGGTTGGTTTATTAATTTGTTGACTACCAATTTGGACATTGGCAGCTGGGGCAACTTGGCTTATAGCATTGGGAGTTTGCGGACTAGTGCCAGCTGGTTTAGGCGGAGTAGGAATACTTGTAGCCGGACTAACTACACCAATTGTGGTTTCTTGTAGATTGCCTTCTAATTTACAACGTTCAACTAAACTATCTATGATATCATCATAACGCCAGCCACGTTCAACGGCATCGTAAAAAGCATTTTTAATTGCTTTCCTATCACCCTCGCCTATTCCACCGTAAACTTGTTTTCCTTCTAGTATGTCTTCAACCCTGACTAAACCTTCAGCTATTCTTTGTATCAAAGTTTTGTTAATTGATTCGGTCATATTCTCGAATGTTCCTTTACTTGATGATTGATATATAAGTTTTTTAAGACGTTGTATTTCTTTAGCCATAGCAATTTGACGTAGATAATCTGTATTGTCTGACGGATCATATCTACTTTGAAGATCAGCCAGCCTCAAATGTAAATTGTCAATGTCCACTGGCAATTCTTTCATTGGCATATTTGGTCTTGTTGCAGACAATGAAGTATTTTTGTCCTTTCTGCTGAGATCAACTATTTGATCGATATCAGCAGTATTTTCTTTATTAATATTCATTATTCGCCAGTGTTACGTCTGATAGTCTGTGAACTACTCATGTGTTTGTAGGGATCTGCTATATCTTTTTGCTTAAGCATCCAATCTCGGCCATGGTATTTTTTACGTTGAGCAGCTGGTATTTTACTACGATCTGGTTTAGCAGCGTATTGCGTGGCAGTATTTGTGGCTACTGCACCGCTACTGCTTGCTCCGGCTGTGGCATTTTCCCCTACTTGTTCCAAAGGCATATTTCCTGTAGATGTTGCCATATCACTGACCTTATGCATGATTTCATATTCCATCCATTCTTTGACTTGGCGTAGATAATCATTTGCGAGAGTGATCTTTTCTTGGACCCAACCTTCTAGTCCTTGACGCTCTGTTATGTGTTTTAGCATACGATGCAATTCAATTGCATTACTTGCAGCATTGTAACATTGTTCACGAGCCATTTGAATTTCATGATCATCGTGCATTTCTACCACTGCTTGTACTATGTGATGGTTTTCTTTAATAAAGTCTGTAGGTTTCATAATGATTCCAAAATATATCTATATTTATATTAGCTTGAGTGCTCGCATCATCTTACGTTGACTGCCTGGTTGAACATCTACCGTCATACTGTTGCTGTATCTAGGATCACGGCGTTGTTTTGAACTTGCTATAACGCCCACTCCTGCTGCATCTTCTTTTATTTGGTTTTTCATTATAGTATAAACTTCTTCATCATAAGCACCAAATAAGTCTTTGATAATTGCTCGTTGACTATTTTCATCTGCTTGAGCAAACTGTGCTCTTAATTCTGTAGCACTACGCATAGGTTGCCCTAATACTGAGAAATTAAAAGTTGGTACAGTCATGATATATCCATGTTCTGCTATGGGTTTCATTGCAGCCATATCCTTAGGCAAAGGTTGAAAGTAACTTGGAGTTCCATCTTTTTTACTCCATTTGCTAAATCTTGGATCTTCTGCCATGTCTTTAGCACTTACAGCAAAGATAAGGCGTGTGTCTGAAGGATACAAATTAGTCAGTTCAGGTGCTTTATATGGATCCCTGGTTTCAACGATTCTATCCATTGGGATGCCTGTTAATTTCATAAAAGCTAGCTTTTGAGAGAAATTAAATGGACTTCTAGGAGGATCAACTTTGTTACTGGTAGCAATAAAAACATTATCTCTGCCAAACTTTTTAACAAGGTATTCATATACAGCATGATGTCCTTTGTGAAATGGCTGGAACCTGCCAGGGTAAATTACCAGAGTAGGACTATTTGTTGCTTCAAAGATCTCAAATAAAAACATAGTTATGTATTTATGGAACCATAAAAAAAGGCTGCAACCGCAGCCTTTTATTGTTACAGCATAAATTAAGCAGCTTATCTGTTCTTGGTAAAATCTGGCATCTGTTCCAAGTTACCTTTATATTCGTAATGACCACAGTGATTCAACAACACCTTACTGTGTGCCCAAATCTCGCCCCCAAGTTCTTGCCAACGTCGGCAAAATAACCAATCTTCGCTGAGATAGTGCCCTTTAGCATCAATGGCTGTATCAAAAATTGCATACATAAATGGTTCGTATTGTTTACCTAGACCAACGTCGTCTACATATTTTGTATGTTTGTGTGCATCACATAATTTCTGATATACATCACGTTTAAAAATTAAAAATCCCGTACCCATTGTATCAACTGTGAACACATCACCTTGAATTTTAGTTTGTGGTAAAAGATTAATCACATAATTAGTTGGGATACTTTTCTTAGGATATAGACCACCAATTACATCTTTTTCATAAACTAACATCTGGAAAATACTTTCTGGCTCAAACCTTATGTCTGCATCAATAAACATAAAATGTGTAGCATTTAGGTTGCTCATCATTTTAGCCATTAAGTTATTACGTCCTCTTGTAATCAGACTTTCATTTACCATGGTGTCTAAACTCCATTGTAATCCTACTCTACTGGCCATTAAAACAAATTTAAGTAGACTGGTTACTGTGGGTTCACTCATCATTCCACCGTAACAAGGAATTCCAATATGTAAATGAATTTTGCTAAAATCATAAGGCTTACTGGTTTTTACTTCTTCTGCGTCGACATTTTCGGCTCGACGTTGTTTCATAAGTTCGCTGATTTTGTTAACTACCTCGGTGGCACTTTTGCCTGGCAGTTCAATGTCATTGGTTTTTTTAGGTGTGTTTTGATCGTTTTCCATAATATTATTGAAAGTTATTTTACCACCAATTGCTGCACCGACTTGATCAGGTTGGGGGTAATCAACATGATCATACTAACTATATTAGGATCTTTTACATGAAAATAAGAACCTGTAAAGTATTTATT